ATATAAAGCAATATTATTATTATTTAAAGAAAGCGAAAACATAGAAATTTTTAATAAAAAAGCTATTTATTTGTATATGAGAGAAATAACTGGTTTAAACACAAAACAGGTTGTAAATAATCTTAAGAAATTTAAATATAAATATTATGAATTTCAAAAGAATTGGTATAATGGTAATATTTCTCATGTAAAATCAAGGATTTATAGTGATGAGTAATAGAAAAAGTCTTGAACAATATATAATTGATAGCACTAAAAATATCGAAGAAGACAGAGCGGTAACTACTAAACTATTAGAAGATCTTATAGTTACTATGGAAAAGCACAAAGAAGAAAAATATACTCATAAAAACTTTGGTGAAATAGCTGCTATGTATCTTGAAACACTACAACGTTCTAATGAGCAGCTAGTAAAAATAGCTGCTTTAGTACAAAGAAGTGATGGTGTTAAAGATGGTTTAAGCAAAAGTGAAAAAGATAACCTATTTGATTTAATTAAAGAGGGATAGTAAGTGTTACCACAAGGTATTAATCCTTTAACTGTTGATAGATCTAAACCGTTTATTGATATTAAAACTACAACCGTAGATGGAGTTGTAAGAGAAATTATTACCGATTACTATCTTCCAAATATCGTAGATGGTGTTAACGGGTTTTATGGTAGTGTCATAGAAGTTATTGACGATCCATCTAAGTTTGAAAACGGGTCTGGTTTTTCATTATTAACTTCTGCTAAATGGCTTACTGCTGCTTTGGGACAAATATTTTCTCCCGGTCAAATGGAGAAAAGATATAAAGTTAGAGTACCAAATTTAAACTCTAATCTTACAAATCCTTACAGTACAATAGATAAAAAAATTGCTGGTCTTGATCAGGCTAGAAAAGATAAAATACTATTACATTATAATGAATTTACATTATCGCCCACGGTCAATCAGACCCCAGTTTTAGGTGATATAGTATTTGTAACATACGGTAATTTACAAACTAGAACTGATGGCGTAATCATGTATAGAGTTGGCCCAGTTCCAACTGCTGCTGATTTAGCTAATTCTCCTTTAGGTGGTATTTTAAGACAATTCAACGGACTAATTAGTGGCGGTTTACTTGGACAAAATATACCCCCCGCACCGCCGCCGCCAGCAGGACCAGCGGCTGAATTACAGCAACTAGATATATCAATCCCAGTTAATGCCGCAATTAAAGGTAACCCATTAAATCCAAATCCAGATTTATATGCTAGGGTTATTGATCAGTTTTCTGTTGAAAATAATCCAAGATATGTTATAAGAGATGTATCTGGTGATTTTAAAAAAGATACCTTTTGTAACATTCTTGTTTATGATGTTACTAGAGCTATGGGGGCAGATGGTGGAGTATATTGGCTTACAAACAAAAGAGAACAAATACCAGAAGCTGATCATGATATAAGCACAAATGACAAATGGAAAAAAGATTATAGACCACAAAATGCTGATAATATGACCAGCTATTTACAAAGTGCTGCTGCTAAAAAGCGCGGTTGGCGTCAAGTAACAGCGATAGAAGCACAAATAGCCGCTAATATGGGCTTTTGTGTTATTAGCGGGGGTCATGGACACGTAACTGTAATTAGACCCGGTTCTATACGTATGTTGGGGGATGCCGATGATCCATTATGCTCTAGCGCTGGTGGTGATAATAAAAACGGTATTCCAAACAGTAGAAGCTATGGAAAATTACAAGGTATTTCATATCATGTATATGTATCTCCCAAGGCTCCTGCTGGTTTTTATGAAAGCAAGAGAGAACAATTAAAAGCAAAATATTTACCTATAGAAAAAAATATACAAGATTTAACTAATTCTGCTAATAGCCAGACTGATCCACAAAAAAAATATGAGATAGAATTAGAAATTTATAAATTAACTTTATTAGCTAGATCTTACGGTTCTTTGTTGCCAAAACGTAGAGCACCAGTAGAACCAAGAAAGCCATCTGCCGCTAACAAACCAAGACCTTCAAACGCTTCAAAAGCTTAATAGAGATATAATATGCCTACTGAAAATGAAAAAACAACGCCACAAGGTTTTGGAAATACAGAAAAACACGAACCTAATAATAATCCGGCATATAATCAAGCTCCCAATGATGTAGTTATAAAAGGAAATAGCAATTCTTTTATAGTTTTAGGTAGAGATAGACCCGGAGGCTTAAAAAGCGGCTATGGCGGTAAAGGACATAATAAAAGTGGAGCTATAGATATAGTTGCTGGTCGCGTTTCATCTATAAAAACAAGTGTAATAAATGGTCCTGTAAATCCTAATTTTGGTGCTGATTCTGCAAGAATTTATTTAACACAAAAAGGTGATATAGACGCTTATTTTAATATTCCTAGAGGCAATGCAGCATATAGTGTTGCTAGATCTGCTGTTGCTATGAAAGCAGACGACATTAGAATAATTGGCAGAGAAAGTGTAAAAATAGTCACTAAAACAGATGCTATAACTTCTACAAACGACTCTGTACTTGCCATTAATGGTGTACAATTAATAGCTAAAGATAATACTTATACCGATGAAGATATGCAACCAATGGTTAAAGGCAATAATCTTAGATCAGCTTTAGAAGTACTATCATCTAGAATATTTGATTTACAGGGTATATTACTTACTTTTATGCAGGCACAAGAGGCTTTTAATAGACAAGTACAAACGCATAAACACTACACAGATTATTATGCAAAACCAACACAAGAATCTAGAGAAGTTAATTTAGCAATGAAATCTTTTAGTATTACTATGAATGGAATAGTAAAACTAGATAATAATAAACAAGTATATAATTTAAGTTTGTTTTCTACTGACTATTTATCAGAAGGATCACAAAATTGCATTACCAGCAAGTATCATAAACTAAACTAATTATGGATTTTTTTGAAAATATTAAAATACCTCAAATAAGTAAAACGCCAACCCATAGGATACGCGGAGAAAATGCTTTTTTTATAAAATCAAACGATTCTGCTCCCAAAGGTATTTTATCTTTTAATACAGGTACAAGAACCCTACCAGTAAATACAGAAGTAATTGTTTTAGAACATGCCGTAGGGTACAAGTGCATTTGGACTAAAGTAAAATTCAATGAAGAAATAGGATTTTTAGAAACTAAAGTTCTAGAAGCATTGCAAAATACAAAGCCTTTTTGTGAAGTAAATATTAATTTTACTGCTGATGAATTTTCTATACAAACAAACTGGAAGGATAAAAGACCTAATCTAGTATATTATGATGAATATACTGGAAAGTTTTCTATTCATTATGAATTGCCATATGAAAAAGTAGACGGAAAAGAAGATTTATTAACAAAACTTGATGAAGCATACTTTTTAGGTACTAAAAGAATATTACAAGAAAATGGCAAGGTCTTTACTGATGATTATGTTAGAACTCTATTAAATAATTTTTATCAATTTGCACAAGTAGAAGAATATTTTTTCCCTTTAAGACCTTGCTCTACATTAAGAGCTTTAGTAACAATACCAAAAAAATATTTAGAAAGTGGAAGTATTAGAAAATCATTAACTTCTGTTTTATCTAATCCTCTCATACCAAATGAAAATCTTGGTAGTAGCACGGGAGATATTTTTAATAGACTTCCAAAAACAGGCGGTGGAATAATAGGCGAAGGACCAGCTGAAGATGGTGCAACTGTGCCTCATACTGTAATTGAGTATTCCTCGTTTATTGATTTTAAAAATCATATAAATAAGATTGCTAATAGAATAAAGCAAGTACAAATAGCTTTTGCTGCTGGTATAAACGGTTGGTACATTGAGCCTGCGGTGGATGTTAATCTAATAAAAGATTTATCTAATTTAATTAAGTTTTATGAATTAGTAAATAAATTATTAGAAAATAATATAAGTACAAATTTATTGTCCTCGCAGACACCATTGGATAGAGCAGGAGATATCGCTAGTGTAGTTAATACAGCAAAAGATGAACTATTAAATTTTATTTCTTTAGCAGATCCAGATTTTATTTGGAATGGTAAACTTTCTTTATATATAGAAGAGGGATTAAATTTATCATATATTGAATTTACAAATCCTTCTAATCAAAAAGAAATATTAAATATAGGTATTTTAGCATTTTTAGAAGATCCAATAGTCACAAACAAAACTCTAATAAATTATATTAAATCTATACCAATAGATTTGCTACCACCTCCTCCGTTTGGTGGAATAGTAGAAGCGCTTAGTAATATAGAAACACCTGAAATTAATTTTGAATTTCCCAATGAGTCTTCTTTGGTTAATTTCTTTTCTAATACTGATGAAACATCTGAAACAAATATTAATTCTGAAAATAAAATAAAAGAAAATATTCAAAAATTATCTACAGGCATTCAGACCGATATTAAAAATAATGCTAAAGCTGTTGAAAAAGGCATAGAAGATCTTAAGCAATTTGGTAGAAACTTTCTCCCCGAAGCTTTGGTAGAAGATTTTTTAAAAAATTTCTACTATCCTAAAATTTCTACTGCCAGAATGAATCCAATCGATCTAGCTAATTGTGTAGAAAATAATTATGATCGTATTACCAATATTATAAAAAATAAATTGCCTAATGAAGTAAAAACATATAGTGATTTTTTAGAAAAAGCACGTAGAGATGCTAATAAAAACGAAGGAGATATTTTTAAAAAGCTACAAGCCGATTTTAATGGTATACAAGATCCAAACGTGAGAGCACTTTTTGGTCTTGACCCAGATCCTGTAATAGATCCAAAAGATAATATTTTACAAGTAGCTAAGAAAAAAAGTAATCGTGTAATGGCCGGTTTAAATATAATTGACTGGCCTAGAATTATTGCAGAAGCATTAAAATGCCTATCAACAGAATTAGATCCAGAAGTTTTGCAATCTTTATTAAGCGTTTATAAGAGCGCTAGAGACTTTGTGGAAGATGCTCTATTGATAACTATATGCAATCCATATTTAAGCTCTATTTTACAAAAAATTAATTCATTACAATTACCAATATTACCAACTATTAATAGAAATCAATCACTAAGTGATTTATTAGTTGCTCAATTAATAAAAATAGTTAATGAATTATTAATTCTTTTAGTAAGACAATTGCTTAATTCTGCTATAAAAGGCTGTTTAACAAATCCAAAAAGTAACTTTGGTACAAATAATCCTGAAGGAATAAATAATTCTATTGATGCTGGCTTGGGCGCTAACGATCCTAACATTAATAGTTTATTAGATGATTTATTTAATGGGATTACGGATGATAATGGTATAATAGATCCAATCAAACAACAAGAAGCAGCAGAAAAATTAAAAAACTTAGTAGATGATATTATTACTTGTTTAACGCCTGAAGAATTATGTAGGATGCTATTAGGATATTCTGTTAATGATGAAGTATATGAAGTTATAATTTCAATAGTTAAGAGAAAATATAATACTCCAAATGCTGATTATAATTTGGCAAATAAATTAAATAACATTGATACAATAAAAGATTTATTTAAAAAAGTTGGCTCAAATACAGGTATCAATCTTACAATATGCCAAGATTTATTAAACAGAGCGCCAATTGATTCTTTTGAATTAAGATATAATTGTGACGCTGGGGCTGTAAGAAAAATAAGAGAACGATTATTATTAGATAAAGGCTTAACTGATGAGTTGGTAAATGACTTATTAAATGATATAAAAAATAAAAAAGAAAAAGAAGTAGAAGATTTATTGAATGCTTTAAATTCAAATAATCTTGAGGATATATTAAACATTTCTGCACCATCTACGAGATGCACTAAACAACCAGATGGTACAACTAAACCTCCAACACTAAATATAGCTCCATCAATAGATAATTTTAATGATATGTTGGGTGATTTTTTTAATGATTATTATGATTTATTTGATTCTGAGGCTTTAGATTGGTATAGAACTACATATTCAATTAAAAAATCAACAGAAAATAATACTTTAGTGTTTGATGAAGAAACAGGAAAAATTAAACCAACAGAAACTTCAATAGCTAATTTAAAAAATCTTTTTTCTTCTGAAAATGCAACTGCTATTGCAAATGGCAATACCGAACCAGATGAAATATTGATGTTTTATTTATTAAAAGATATATTACAAAATAATAAATATTCAATTAATAATACTAATGAATATTATAAACTTTTTGCTGATATAGATGGTTTTCAACAGCAATCATTAGATATTAATATTATTACTAATGAATTAAGAAATAATATTGAAATTGCAGAAAAATCTTTAAATTTATTTATTACTAGATTTTTAAACAAACTCGCTGCTTATACTGTATATACTGGTGGTAAATTTTTAGCTAATGGTATTAATGATTTTTTCCTTAATCCCTCTGTTTTATCTAATTCTGATATTTTGCAAAACATTGGTGAGGCAGCAGGTTATGCTGCTCAAAGTGATTTTGCTAAATTAATAAAAGTTTTTGATTTATTTGCAAGAAATAATCTTGCTGATGCTAAATCTTTACAAAAAGCAGCAACAGTCCTAGGATTAAATAATTCAGATCAAGCGGCTGCTTTCTTTTTGAGTTCTCAAGGTGCTCCTACATATTTAACGGTTATGGAATACATAACTAACAATATAAATCAATTAACCTCATTAATAAATACAATTTATTCTGTTGACATTACTACAGAAATATTAGTTTGGTTAAATGATGGTAGAAGACCATCAGCAGAAAGAGGCACTACCTCAACAGTTAATTTAGAAGAAAAAACACAAGTATTAAATTTCTTAAATGAAGCAATAAAAAATTATAGCTTAGTTAAAACATATTATCAAACTGTTTCCAATGTTGCTTTTACCTATCCTAAGTTTTCAATTGATTATAGTATTAATTCTTCTAAATTAAATATAGATAATAATTATTCTTTTTCAAATTATTCTAATAATAGATTATATGAATTATATGATATACAAATAAATAAAAACGCTACTCCATATATAAAAATAAAAAATGGACAAATATTACCAGAAGAAATAACTGATTATTTAAAAAATATATTAAACTTAAATCTCGTTTCTCTTAATAAAGAACTAGCCTATAATGAATTTATTAATCATAAAAAAACATTATATAATAAAATTATTACTATTGAAGAGTCTAACGATGTCGTAGGAAGCAATCCATATGCATTAGCTAACTCCTCTTGCTTAAAAAATATTCAACAAAGTATTCTTTCTGAATCAAATATTTTATTAAAAACCTATGTCATTACAAATGAATTACCAGAAGTAGAAAAAGAAGAAGATAAAAAAGGTCAATCATTAAAAAATGTTATTTTACCTTATACTTCTTATATCGGTGATGCATTAAAAACAGAAGTTACTAGTGATCAAAAGGCTTGTAAAAAGCGTCCACATTATCTTGACATAGACGATGTTAAGAGAGAAATGTTAACTAATAAAAGAGATGCTGTCTGCTTAGATGAAATAATTGAGGAAAAAGTTAAAAATAATGTACCTGTTAGAACAGATGAATTAGAAAATTTAGAAACAACAGAATCTCAAAATATCATGTTGTCTGGTCAATATAGATTAATGTTAAGAGTATTTTTACATGATATACTATTAAGAGGAATCGCTGTATTTGGCGTTTATGATCCTCAATCTTTAAGAAAAAATGAAGCATTCATAAACTTTATGGCCGATTTAGTAGAATCAGAAATTAGAGGTTATGATAATACAGTATTTAACTTATTCTTGAGTTATCTATATAAACAATATTTATTTAGAAATCCAAATTATGTTCCTACAAAAATAAGAGAAACTACATTAAAAAGAGATTTATTTATTGATGCGGTTAGAAAAGAATTAAAACAAAATGTTCTTGCTAAATTATCAAAAAGAATTTTAGAAGATACAAATAGAAATATTGTAACTGCCGAAGCAGCAACTGGTCCTGTTAATAATCTTATTGTATTTAAAAATATTTATAATTCTTATACCAATTTAAATAAATATATTATTTTTAGAGATGATGGTATATTTGTTAAAACTTTATCACAATCCAATCTTAGCGAATATGTAAAAATATTTGATGGCACTAAAGAACAATTTAGACAATCAATTGAATTCAAGGTTTTATTTGAATATTTTGTTCCATTAAATCATCATTTAAATTATTTATTTATGATAAACGTATTGTCAACTTCTACAAGAAGACAAGTAGTTAGTTCATTTAGAAAAACAAAACTTTCTTTTTTCTCTTCAATAAAAATTACACAAGCACACGGTTTACAAATTATTGCAGATCCTAATAATCCACAAGATATAGTTAATCTTGATGATGAAAACTTTTGGCAAGATTTTATAAGAGAAAGACTTGTAAAAACTCCTTTAGAAATTTTTAAAGGATTTATGGAAACAGGCGATCCTAATATAGCACTAGTTAATGCTGCATATAAATTAATTAAGAGTTTTGCTCCTGAGCAATCTTCTCTTATGATACCCGCTTTGTCTATTCCTTTGGGAATACCATTACCACCTCCATATGTTCTAGGTATAGTTCCATATAATAGTTTTATATTGGCAGCTGTATATTTTGCATCGGGAGTTTGGTATGACGACGATAAAAAACTCTCAGATAAATCTAAGAATACTTTCCTAGAAAGAATGTTAATTAATTCTACCAATCCTCAAAATATAAATTGTGAACAAGTACCAGAAAAAGAAAAAATTAATTTATCTAGCGAAGGATATTATGTTTGGGGTACCAATCCGCCAAATACATTTAAAGACTAATAGGAAAAAAATAAATGAGCGGTTATTCACCAATATTACCATTAATAGTTGATAAAATAGATGGTCCATATGCTTCTAATAAGGAAGCACAAGAAGCTATAAAACAAAATTTAAAAATGCTTTTATTAACCAATCCCGGTGAAAGAATAATGAATAGGGATTTTGGAGCAGGTATTAGAGCGCTATTGTTTGAACAAGATACAGAAAATTTAAGGCAAACAATATATGATAGGATAGAATCACAAATAAATAAATATTTAGATTATATAATTATTACTAATATATCTATAAATTCAATACCAGAATCAGAAAACGCTCTTTATGTTTTAATAAATTACAGAATTCCTTCTATTGGTTCCGAAGATCAACTAATTATTAATACAAGCTCTATTTAATATAGAGGAAATATAAATGGCTAAAAAAATAGTACCAATAAAGTATACTAGTCGTGACTTTCAAACCATTAAAGATGATTTAGTAGAGCACGCTAAAAGATATTATCCAAATACATATAAAGATTTTAGTGAAGCATCTTTTGGTTCTTTAATGATGGATACGGTAGCATATGTTGGTGACATATTATCATTTTATCTAGATTATCAGGCCAATGAAAGCTTTTTAGATACAGCTGCAGAATTTGACAATGTTATTAAAATTGGTAATCAGTTTGGTTACAAACATTCAAGTGCTAATTCTTCTACGGGCATAGCTTCATTTTATATAAGCGTTCCGGCAAATGCCACTGCTTTAGGACCAAATGCAACATATTTACCAGTATTAAAAAAAGGAAGTGTATTTTCTACTAGAAATAACACAAGATTTATATTAAATGACGATGTACGTTTTGATAATCCAAACAATGAAATAAGAATATTAAGAACAGAACCAACTACTGGAAGACCGTTATATTATGCCGTTAAAGCACTAGGGCCAGTTATTTCTGGTGTGATTGATTCGGAAACAATAACTATTGGGGCATATGAAAAATTTCGTAAAGTCACCTTATCTCAATTAGATATTGTTGAAATTTTATCGGTTACTGATTCTGAAGGTCATGAATATTATGAAGTAGATTTTCTATCACAAAATATTATTTATAGGTCTGTAACTAATAAAAATGCGAATGATTCTGTATTAGCAAAAGAAGTTTTAAAACCATTCATGGTACCAAGAAGATTTGTAATACAAAAAAGCTTAAGAGAAACAATATTACAGTTTGGTGCTAGTTCAGAAGCTTATATTAATGACACTAACACAATGTTAACTGAGCCTAGTAAAGTAGTGTTAAATATGCATGGAAAAGATTACATTTCTAGTACATACTTTGATCCTACTAGGTTAGCTACAAGCGATAAATTTGGCATTTCTCCTTCCAATACTACATTAACTATTACTTATAGATATAATATCAGTAATAGTTTTAATAACTTTTCTGTTAATTCATTAACTGATGTAGTTGCTGCTAATTTACAATTTAAAAACGAAAGTTCTCTAGACTCAGAATTGGTATCAATTGTTAAAAATAGCATTGAAATTAATAATGAAGCTCCAATTCTTGGAGATAATACCGAAGTAGATTCTGAAGATTTAAAAGTAAGAATAAAAAATACCTTTGCTACTCAAAATAGAGCAGTAACAAAGAGTGATTATACAAGTCTTATTTATTCTATGCCGTCTAAATATGGCTCTATTAAGAGAGTAAACATAGTAAGAGATGATAATTCTTTAAAAAGAAATTTAAATATATATGTTGTCTGTTCTGGAGAAGATGGTTTCTTAACAGCGCCAAACATTAGCGTAAAAAATAATATAAAAACTTGGATTTCTAAAAGTAAAATGATCAATGATTCAATAGATATCTTAGATGGAATTATTGTTAATTATGGAATAACTTTTCAGGCTGTCGGAAGAGCCGATAGAGCTAAGTATGATATTTTAAATGACGCAATAGCACAATTAAAAAGAGATTTTAGTTTATTACCAGAAATTGGAGAAACTTTTTCTATAAGTAACGTTTACGATAGTCTAAAAAAAGTTGATGGTATTTTAGATGTTACAAGAGTTGTTATTGAAGAAAAAGTTGGTGGCGTTTATTCTGACGCATCTTTTTCTTTTAAAGAAAACACCTCTGCTGATAATAGATATATAAAAGTTCCATTAAATGTTATTTTAGAATTAAAATATCCTAATGATGATATAAAAGGAACAATAATTTAATGTCCATAAAAAGATATATTGCATCAAAAGATACTACTATAACTGATGCTTTTGTAGAGGGTTTAATTAATAGAGCCAAAGAAGCTAATATGGGTGCAGCAGATTCTTTAGAAATTTTCTCTATTCTAGGACAAGCTACATCTGCATCGTTAGAGAAATCAAGAATTTTAATTGAATTCCCTATTAATAATATAATTTCTGATAGAAATTCTGGTGCTATTCCCGCTTCTGGTAGTACAAAATTTTATTTAAGAATGTTTAACGTAGAGCATCCTTTTACAGTACCAAGAAATTTTACTGTTAACGTAGCACCAGTTAGCGGCGCGTGGGTTGAAGGCTATGGCGTTGATTTAGATTCTTATTCTGATTATGGTTTTTCACAGTATTATAACGGCGAAGGATCTAATTGGTTATTTTCACAAAGAGACTATTATTGGTTTAATCAAGGAGGCGATTATTATACCGGTTCTTATATATTAAGCCAATCATTTTACAGTGGCTTAGAAGATATTGAATTAGATGTTACTGATATTTGCGAAAAATGGATCAATAATACTGTAGAAAATAATGGATTTTTAGTATTTCTATCTGGATCAGCTGAAAATGGTACAGCTAATGAAAGTTTTTATACTAAAAGATTTTCTTCAAGAACATCTGAGTTTTATTTTAATAGACCTTGTTTAGAAGTTAGATGGAATCCTTCTGTAACCGACGACAGAATATCTTTTTATGCGTCTAGTAGCCTTCTATCGGCAGAAGATAATATAATGAACTTATATTTTTATAATAAAATCAATGGTTTATTAAAAAACATTAATAATTCACCCAATTTAATTGTTAAATTCTACTCTGATTCAGAATATACACAACAAATTTCTGCTTCTTATTCGTTGGTTTCTAATCCCTTATCTGGTGTTTATAAATCACAAGTTTCTTTAAATACAACCGCTAGCGTCGTATATGATAAATGGTTTATTTCCTCCTCTCTTGTGCCTTGTTTTTCTAGTTCTTTTGACGTATATCAAAGAACTAATTATGATTATAATAATGATGAACAATATGTTATCAATATTTTTAATTTAAAGTCATATTATGATAATAATGAACAGGCAAAATTTAAAATATTTATTAGAAAACAAGATTGGCAACCAACAATTTATTCTAAAGCATACGATAGCATTGAAAATATAACAATTCCTAATTTATATTATAAAATTTTTAGATTTAATGATAATTATACAATAGTAGATTATTCAACCGGTTCTTTAGCTTATACTAAGACTTCATACGATTCTAATGGAAATTATTTTGATTTTGATATGAAAATTCTTGAAAAAGATTATGGATATGGTATAAAATTAGCTATTTGGGACGGTAGTGAATTAAAAGAATTTAGAAATATATTTAAGTTTAGGATTTCTTAAAAATGTCATTAAAAGATTTATTTGATAAAAAAGCAGATAAAATTGTTAGTAATAGCCAATTACAGCAATTATATGATCAAGCAGAATCTGAAGGATATTTAGACCAGATTGTTGAAGATAAAAATAGATTTTTACCATCTGTTGATTTTTCTAAAGCTGAAAATTTTGCTAGATATGGCTCTGCAGAAAAATATTATGTAGATGCAATAAAAAATATTTATCAAAGATATCCTTATGACGGTTCTAGAAAAGAAAAAGAAGAATGGAAAAATAATTCTTCTCAATTTGATCTGTATGTATTAGATAATGTTTATCCAAAAACTACTGGTTATGTATTATTAAGTGGTTCTAATGTTGTTGTTAGTAGCAATATTAGATCTTCTTCTTTACCACAATATATTTCTGTATTTGGTGGTCCAAACGCTGGTGCAGATAATAAGTTTGAAACTGGTAATATATATGATATTTCTAAGAATAGAGAGTCTAATTTAGGAATTACGCAGTTTGGTAATACAATAGAGTTTTGGTTTAAAGATTCCGTTGAATCTGGAAGTGCTTTGTCATCTGCTGAATATTGTTTATTTGATTTATGGAATGGTATAGCTAGTGGTAGTTCCGATTATACTAGATTAACAATAAGAAAAAATTATAATTTAAATGAAAATAATTTTTCTGTTTCATATATTTCAGGAACTTCTGGATTACCATTAACAACAATTGATTATAATTTTGATCCGTATAATTGGCATCATTATGCTTTTACTTTTAAAAATGATATAAATAATTCTTCTAATTTAGAAGTATGCTTATATGTAGATGGAAATTTACAAATTAAAGAAGTTTATAATTCTTCTGGAAATATTAAATTAGCAAATAATCTAGGATTAAAAGCTTATATTGGCTGCTATCAAGCAGATTCTTCGGGCGTTTCTACCATTTATAATACTTTAGGTTCTTCTTGTGGTTATTATGATGAATTTAGATTTTGGAAAGAATGTAGGAGTTCACAACAAATATTTAGAAATTGGTTTGATTCTGTAGGTGGCGGATCTAATACAGATGATTCCAACACTGAACTTGGTATATATTTTAAATTTAATGAAGGTATTATTAATACTTCGGCCATAAATGAAATTGATAAAATAATTTTGGATTATTCCGGTAGAATATCTAATGGTAATATAAATAATTATTCTTTAACTTGTAGAAATACAGGATCTGCGATTGATGAATATTTTCTTTCTACAAAAGAAACAAAAGATCCAATAATCTATTCTTCCAATAATTTAGTTGTTAATATTTTAGAAGAATATAGTATTTCTGGGTCTATATACGATCAAGAAAATTCTAGTAATATTTATAAATCTTTACCAAGTTGGATAATCGAAGAAGCTGAGTCCAAAGATCTAAACGATTTATCAAATTTAATTCAAATTATTTCTAGTTATTTTGACAGCTTACACATTCAAATACAAAGTTTACCAGATATAAAATCTATTAAATATGATGGATCATCTGATAAACCAAAGCCGTTTATTAATCAAATTTTATCATCTTATGGTTTTGAAATTAGTGATTTATTTAGTGAAGCAACATTCATTGAAGAAATCCTTTCTAAAAACGAAAATAAAAATTTTGATGATAAACTGTCAAATGTAAAAAATATTATTTATCAAAATATCTATAATAACCTATCTCACATATATAAATCAAAAGGCACTGAGGAATCGTTAAGAAACCTAATTAGATGCTTTGGTGTAGATGACGAATTAATAAAAATAAACCTTTATGCCAACAACTCAGAGTTTGAAATAAAAGATAAATTTATTTACTCTTCTAGACCCAAGAAAGTTATTAATTTTAACAGCCCAGAAACATATGAAGCTACAATATTTCAAAATATTATTTCTGGCGATAATACAACTATTGGTTATTTGCCTTATAGTTTAAAAAACTCTTCTATAGCTAATGTTGTTTCTAGCTCTTATCCATATATATACAATATACCAACAACTTTAGAAGCAGAGATAATATTTCCCAAAAAATTAACTACTGAATTTACTGATTATTGGCTAGCTAATTTTACTGAAGTGTCGCTGTTTGGTATTCATACGGCTGAACCATTTGAAAATGATTTTACATGGGGAAATGAAAAATATAATTTTCAAGTATATGCTATAAAAAGAGAATTAGATAGCAAAGATGTATATTTTAAACTAACCGGATCATTTGATGGGTATGGAGTAGAATTAACGTCTAGTTGGTATAATGATGTCTACGACGATACAAAATGGAATTTTGCCGTTAGAGTACATCCAGTAAATCTATATGAAGCTTATACAGTTACAGGAAGCGATAATAAAGATTATTTATTAGAGTTTGTAGGAATTAATAGTTTATTAGATACAGAGCAGAACAGTTCTTTTGTTCTTTCTGCATCAATACCAAAAACTAATGCTATTTCTTCCTTACAAACTAATAAAAGAATATATGCAGGCGCTCATTTAAATAATTTTACCGAAGAAACACTACAAAAAAGTGATATTAAAGTTTCACAAGTAAGATATTGGTTAGACTATATTTCTAACGATGAATTATTAATGCATTCATATGACATTGAAAACTATGGTGTAAAGAATGCAACTTGGGTTCCGCATTATTTGAAATCTTCTCCATATAGTACAATAGATGATATTTCTGGCACTGTTAATACTTTTACTAAGGCCGATACACTTATCTTAAATTGGAATTTTTCTGATATTACTTCTTCTAATAATTTAGGACAATTCACTATAAATGATTTTTCTTCTGGCTCAAAGCAAAATAATTTTAATTTTGCATTTGATTGGCTGGGATATATGTCAAACCAGAAATTTTCTGGATTGGGATATAATTTTCCAACAAATAGCACTCAAGTTATTAATAAAGATTATTTACATACTGCAAAATTACAATTTTTTGAAAACTTAAACGGTAATGATCTTATATCGATACCCGCAACTGATGATGTTACTAGAGAAAAAAGCTCTAAACCAATAAACTATTATATTTCTCTAGAAAAGAGCATGTCAGAAGTTGTTAATAATGAAATTATAAATTGGTTCTCTACTATCAATGAATTTAATAATTTAATTGGTGAGCCAATAGAAAGATATAAAAAAGAATATAGCAAATTAACCAATCTCAGAAAATTATTCTATTCTAGAGTTTCAAATACACCAGATTTTGAAAAGTTTTTTGATTTTTATAAATGGATAGATTCATCTATTTCACAGATGATTTATCAGTTACTACCTTTTTCTTCTAATAGTTCTGATAAAGTAAGAAATATTGTTGAAAATACTATTTTACAAAGAAATAAATACCAAAATAAATTACCTACATTAGAATTTAAAGGTGAAATAGTTGCCTTAGCTGCTTCAAATGGTATTGATTTTTCATATACATTACAAAATGCTCCTAGTAGTCCTGCTGGAAGTCTATGGTTAAAAAAACGAGTTGCCAGAACAACAGAAGGTTTAGTTGGAGATGAATATGTTAATACTCCGCTGGAGCCGCAAAACGATATTGATAGAGAAAAAATTCGTCAAGTAATAAATTATACTAATTTATATAAAGCACCAACATTTTATAGTGATGATACGCAAAATTTTTATGAAGGCAAAAAAGATATTTTAAGAATATTTAATAAACCTTATAAATTTTTAACTGATAAATTATTAGTAGTTGAAAATTCCATAGAACCTGTAGATATTATTAAATCTAAATCAAATACAGAATTTGTATTTGCTTCTGCAAGTCTTACAGCATCTGGACAGATTGTTCAACCAGTTAAAAAAATAAATACCTATAATAAAACATACGAATTTTTACAGGGTACTGGTCGTATTACTAATAATAAATCTTTTACACAGTTAGAAGGAAATGTTTCTGGTTCGTCTACAATTGCAACTGTTAGTGGTATAAATCTAGGATTTTATGATAGAACTTTGCCATCTAGAAGCTTGAATGAGTCTATAATAGTTGAGCGTTTTAGTGCTCCGGGTAGCCCAGAGGTTTTAAGTAGAGGTGCTTTAGACGAAGCCGCAGAAGAATATTCTGCTTATAACAGCACTAATTATAGAAATTATAAAGTTAGAAAAATTTTAAATACATGGCTGGCAGAAACTTCTAGTATTGATAGTAATAATCCTTCATATCATAAAGTTAATAAAAATGTTGCTAAATATCCTGCTAATGCGAGTGGAAGTAACATAAATTATCAATATGATAACGAATTTGTTGTTCATGCCATTCCTAGAAGCGATACTGGTTATACATGGATAAAGGCTTCTAATGAGAATACTAATAGTTTTAGCGGTTATTCAAATGATGAATATAATAGTCTAGATTTATCTATTTTATCTGGTAATCTTAAATTTATAGAATATGAAATTCCTATTACTTCTTTACTTCCATATAGCATGTCTAATTCTATTTCTTCAAGTACGAATTATCGTGGTACGCTATATGATTCTGGCTACACATCAAATTATGGAGCAAACGAAAAATATTATTTCACTGTTATTCCCACTTCTTCAAATGGTCAAACATATGATACTGGTATAAACATTACTTATAGCCTTTCTAGTAGTATTAGTTCTTCTATTAGTGGTAATTTATATAGCAAAATGAGAGTTTATTTTGCTGATGATCCAACATTATTAGAAAGCGGTAGTTTTGTTTTTCCAGATACATGGTATGCTGCCACGGCTGTTAATGGAGGAACAGAAGCACCATTTTATGTTTCTGGTTGTCTAGATAGCATGAAGATTAATAGTCCAAGTATTTATCCATATGTTGTTGAAGATCCAACGACAATTCACGGTATGGACATTAGTGGTAGTACTATATTTGTTGTTGGTAATTTTACACAAATAACAAGCTCTGTTGCTGGCGTAACATCAGTATATGGTGCTTTTGCTTATAATTACGAAACTAAAACATATTATGATGTATTTGCTGGTAGCTCTGATGGTCCATATGGTTCTCCACACACTGCTAGTTGGTGGGTACCATACGACGTTTTATATACTAGATTTAATGAACATGATTACTTAATTTTTTCACATGGCTCTAGAAATTATAGTAATCGTAATCAAATATATAATGGCAATAATAACGCTATATCAATTTATAATTTAACAAAAAAACAATGGAATACTTTTGCAAATGCAAAAGTTAATAACGATCCATATACTTATACTCAAGCCGGTTTGAAAAATATTGCTGATTCAGAAACAGGTGACAAATATAGAGTCGGAAGAGAGATTAGATTTTTTACATTTGATAATTTAACTCAATCTAATGGAGATATAGGTGTAATAAATGCTTTTCTTAGAGATGACAACGGCGACACAATATATCCTGATTCTTATTATGGAAGAAACAATGAAAGAAATATTACACGCTTTAGTATAGATCCTGCATCGCCAAGATTCTGCGTTGGATCGCTATATACTCAATTGTCGTTTAGATTTCCAGAAGATGGTATAACGACTACAGCTCCTTTAGTGCATACTTTTGTGCAAAATTCTAGTGGTTATGATTTATATGTTGCAGGTCAAGATTTAAGTGGTAATCTTAATGATGATCGCGCTTGGACAATGATCAAAATAAATTCTGATGGATCAAAAACTCCTGTGCCACATGATTCATTTTATACTATTGTTAGAGGTACTTCACCTGCTAATCAACCAATACGAAATATTAGACATGCCACTAAAATTATTGCTAGCGATTCAAAAATATGGATGTATGGTATAGGAAGTCAAAGATCTGGTTCTAGTTCATATGATAGTAGTCTAGCGGTTTCTAGTTATGATACCGTTACACAAACTTTTTCACATGTTACTGGCGGTGTCGATACTCCTGTTGATGGTGAAAGAAACGTCTATCGAGCTGAAGAATCTGAAGGGTTTTTCTTTTTAATAGGTAACTATGTTTATACTGTTGGTGAATATTTTTATAAAATTGATGCTAATAACCCCAAATATTTATCTTCTAGGTTATCTAAAACTACCCTATTAAGGTATAATACACAATATGATACAGACAATTATTTTGCCCCCGTAGTTGGTAATGGCGAATTAATGGGAATTGATAATTCTGGTGATGGTTCTGGAGAAAATATATTATTTATTGGTAATATTAATATAGGTAAAAATTTACCATTTTCTAATCCTAATCACGGCAAAATCTTTGCACCACAACCTTCTTATATGTATGATGTAGGAAAGAAATTGCAATTTAATTTCTTTAATGCTTCAAAATATAATGAATTAACATATCCTTCTAGAACATTTGGTAGCAATATAACAAGCTCTTTAGAGTATACTGGTTCTAATTTTTTAGTTACATGGACTTCTAATAATATTCTAGCTAGCGGTTTCCAATTAACATGGGATAAACAAACCCCAACAATAATTAATAGACAGGAATTTACAAATTATCTCGGCATCAGATCTAATGCTTCATCAGATTATTATTTCACTGATTTACAATTAGATATTGATTTATCATCTAGTCTTATAACATTTAATAACTCATCTTCTTATACTGCCTCTTATGGTTTAAATGATTATTTATTAAATTTAAATGGTCCTTATCAACATGCCTCTTGGCAACAAACAAGAACAGCAGAAAACAAATTTAATAAATATTTAAAGAAATTAAATTATATTACTGTTCAAGATAAGCCAATAATTGAAATTAAAATTAATGAAGATGGAACAAGAGAGGAATTTATAAGAAATAAAGGTTTAACTTTTACAAAATATAAAGAGCCAGTTGTTACATTTAATAAACCAATAAAACACAATATTATAGTAACTGGTTCTAAAGATCCTGTAGAAATTATTTCTAGTTATGATAATAATAAAAAATACTTTGCCAATAATGAACTATCAACAAGATTAGAGTTAAGTGAAAAAAGTACTTTCCAAGCGCACGATATATTTAAAAACTTAGAAAATGGACAATATACTCCAAAATCTGAAATATTAAATTCTACGTATGAACAAATAATTTATCCAAAAGAAAAAGATATAACATCAATAGACATTCGTTATAAAGATAACTATTCCGAAGTTTCAGGGTTTTCTAATAGCGGATACGATAGAAATGTTGCTAATATTAATACTATTTGGAAAGACAGTATTGATGATAGATTAAGAACAAATGCAATCAGTGCTAGTTTGATAAATACAATTAGCAGTTCTGTTAATTCTTTAAATATAAAAGACTATAGATTTATAACTGGTTCTAGTGTATCAAATTATAGTTCTTCTATAAGAAGATCCACTTCTTATAGAATATTTGATAATGTTAAGCTTTCTGTTACAAAAAGCTTAGTTAATAATTTTGATACTGTTTGGCCTTTAGATAATACATCTAGCATTAGCTATAGTGTTCCAAGTATTATTCTGTCTACAGGAGGAACAAGTTCTATATTTATAAATTCTTCTTACGCATCTGATTTAGCTGGAGCAGATGATTTATTTGAACTTGTAGAATATATGAAAATGCCTTTTAGTGGTTCATATAAATATGTCTCTAAGGCTTTGGAAGGTACAACTACGGAATCTACGATAGAATATTTTAATTATTTTGATCAATATAATTTAGATAGTGATATAACTAGACACTATATTACTAGACCTAAGCCATCATTAGTAAATAAAATTCATTTACCAGCAACCACTGCTATTACTGAAACTGATATTTCATATACAGAATATAGCTCTTATTTGTTTATCAATGAAGGATTTGCTTATAAAACAAATATAATTGCTGGAAAAAATCCTTGGTATAATTCATATGATGAATATTTTGAAAACATTGCTCCAATGTCTTCTAAGTATTCAAATGTCTCTGAATATAAAGTATCTGATCATATGGATTTCTTTGTAAAACAAAACAAAGGAGATTTCAAAGTATTAATTACTGGTAGTTACTTAAGTTTGTATGGGGCAACTAAAGATTTTATTAACTTAAGCTCAAGTAATAATAATACAGAGATTGTTAATACATTTATTTATGATGATGTTAATAAGGGTAATAAACTTTTAACATTAAAAGTAAATGGAATTAAAAAATTATTACCGTATAAAGGTTTTTATCCTAGTGACAGAAGCTTACAAATAGTAGACTTATTTCAAAAAAGCTTCTTTGGTTTTGAAAATTATACAGATTTTCAAAACTTAGAGAATTCAAATACAGATTTATCATTATTTGCAACAAGTAACTTAAGTGGAACAACTGGTGGTACTCCTATATTACAACAAATGCAAGCTGTATTGCAAACTATGTTTGCACCGGGTATTTTATATAACACTATAAAATCCGGTATTGCTGTTGATTGGCCTGTTATTTTAGAAAATACTGGAACTATCCCATATAGCTCCAGTTTATATTCTAATGCCTCAATTACATCTTCATTAACAATATATAACAAATCGACTTCTTCATATGATATTACTGAAAATATGTATCAATTCATGATTGATAAAGCTCCAACTACAAGAATGCCATTTGAATCTTTGCTAGATTTTAATACTGCATTTTCTTCTGAGCAGATCAAAGAAAAAGCTTTATTTTATTTAGATCCTACAAGATTATCAGTAGACGTAATAAGTGGTTCTGATCGTAATCTAATAAGAAATCCAAGCTATAATCTAACTAATGAAAATAGAAAAAATAAATCATCGGAATATCTAGATGAACGTTATAGATTAGCCATAAATAATTATTTAGCAGAAATACCAAACTTTTTCTTACAAAATGGACAATTAAATTCATTCATTTCTAAACCGGGACCATATTTTTTGCTACCGGATAAACGTTATGAAATGTATTTAGTTCTTTCAAAAGACACAGATTTAAAAATGGTTTTAGCGAATACTAGTTCTAAAATACGTTTTGATGATGTTGGTGTTAGAGTCTTTGATTCTTTAAGAAATGATTATATAAACATCCCAGAAGCTTCTGTGTTTGGTCCACCTTTTAGATATTTTGATATTTCTGATCAAGCAGAAAATAGCTATTCACACAGATTATACAAAGATCCAGCATATGCACCTTATGTTCCTCCATATTTTCACGGAGAACGAAAAGTAAAAATTTATTTGGATATTACTAAATCTAGTGATACTGATACTGGAAGATCATACGATCTAGAAGAAATAATGAGTAATGTAAAATATGAAGAAACATCAGACGATCTAGAAAAATTATTTACTTTAGGTAGTCAAGATATTAGATCTAATGTTAATAAAGTATCAGCCTCTTATATAAATTCTCCATCATATGTTGGTAGAATGCCACTATCTGCATCTATAAAACTTGACGGTATGACAAATGTAAAAGATGTTCAATATGATGCTAATGGTTATCCAATTGTTATTAGTGGTGATAAAAAAGCATGGGTTATTCAAACAAGATTTGAAACTCCCATACTAAACTTTAATAATGATTTAAATAAAAATCAATTATATTATACCAATTTTATCACTTCATCATTTAGTTCTACGAGCACTGGGTTCCCACTATTTTTTAGAACTGATCATTATAATTATTATATAAAAAACTCTATGTTAGGTATGTGGAGCGGCTATGGAGAGATACCAACAAATAATTCCATAAAACTTACTTTGGAATCTCCAACAGTAGCAAATGAAATATATTCTGTAACTCAAAGTTTGTCAAACAAATTAGGATTCTTACCCGATACAAAAAACATAGGTCAAATAGCTAAAAATAAAGAAATAAGCGAAGCAATAGTATTAATACCATATACAGAAAGATATAAAAATCACGATAATACTGGATTATATGCTAGAACAATACCTGAGATTTTGGGTGAAAATGATATTATTCTTTCAAAGGATATAGGAAAAGGTCCATATTATTTTGGAATTAATTCTACAACAATTAATAATATATTAGAGTTACCGTTTAGCAATCCTTCTACTACAATTGATATTATTAAAAAAGCAATTACAAAACAATCCACAAATACAAGTGTCAGTAATAATTCTATTTATAAAACTGTTAAATTAATGACAGAATATAATATTCCCAATCATTTAGATTGGGTAACTAACAGATCTATAGAACCTTTTGTAATGTATATTTTAGAATTTAAACACACATTAGATCAACAAGATCTAGCAGATATTTGGCAAGGTATTATGCCAAAAATAGCTATGAATCCAGAGCTAGAAAATGTTAACTTTACTCATGAATTAAACAATAATGAATTTTTTGAAGGCAAAACCCCACCACCAGATATTCGTTGGAAGGTATTTAAAGTTAAGAAAAAAGCAAAAAATAATTATTATGATTTAACATTAAATTCATCTGACGATGATAGATTTAAGTTTGTTCTTGGTAATTCTCAAGAGGCAATAACACCAGATTATTCTTATAATTGGCCTTATGATTTCTTTTCTCTTGTGGAACTAGTTAATATAGAAGCTAAATTAGAATCTGGTTTTAACATAATAAATAAAAATGATAATTCTATACAAAAAAATATACAAAATATATTAACGAGATCTGATAACTTAACAATAAAACCAGTAAATAATGCTCTTAGTAATTTTATTAGTAAAAAAATTAAAATATAGGTAAATTATATGTCGTTTTTTGATTCTAAAGAAGAAATAATAGATATTGAATTAACAAATCATGGTAAATATTTGTTATCAAAAGGCAAATTTAAACCTGAATACTATGCTTTTTTTGATGATGAAATAGTTTATGATTCCTCGTATATAATGCTTACTGAATCTCAAAATAGTATTCAGGCAAGAATTTTAGATGATACGCCAACTTTTAAACCACAATATTCATTTGTCGGAGCAGAAGAAAGGGTTAATACGACAGAAATTCTTGATTTCTATGCTCCAGATTCTTTATTAAGAAAAGAGAATAGCTTTTCTACTGAAAAATTTTTTGCTTCTACGTTACCTTTGGGTAAATCATCATATGATAAAGAATATTTACCTGCTTGGAGTGTGCAATTTGTTAATGGTAATGGCTTAGTAGATACAAGTAATTATAAACCTCGTTTGACAGGAATAGTTTCTGGTGCCTTATCTTTTATAAACATTCCACAAATAACATTAGAAAAAAATTTATATGAAATAATCTTTTCTGATGTTCCAACTACTGATGAAAAGAATTTTACCTTACTTGGTGCAACGGCTGATTTATCTTCTTACGCTTTTTATAAAGAAAGTTATAATTTAATTGGAATAATAGAAAATAATGTTGATGATATAAAAGAAAATTTTGAAATTGAAGTTTTTATAAAAGAACAAATCTCTCCAGAAGAATCATCTTGGAAACAATTAAGTTTTCGTAAAAAACCAACATATATAAAAAATAATATTTTATTAACAGTTCCAGAAGATAATTATATATCCCAAGCACCAGAATTAGAAGACTCTAGTTTTGTTGAACATTTTTTTGAAATATTAGTAGACGATGAAATAGAATTACCTCCAGAAGCAAAAGCTAAAATTACTATATATGATTCTGATGTCGTTATACCACCATGTCCAGATCCAGAGAATCCATGTTGTCCAGACTTACAGCAAAATTAGGAATAAAATAAATGTTTTTTAAATTTTCACAACAAGAAGTTATAAATTCTAAAAATTTATTATTTCCTTTAATTAATGATTTTGAATTAAGTTCATTTATTATTAATAGCGACAATAATTCTAATTTAATTAAGTTTTCCATTTCTGTTCGTGATTCTTACAAACAACCAAAAATATTTAATATTTTAAATACAAAAAAGTATATGAAAATTAAAGTTTTTGAGATATTAAACGAACAACAAAAAACTTCTTTATCTAATATCGATTCTATTACAAAATTAAACAAATTTATTTACAATAATAAATTAAATTATGTAAATATAAATGCTGGATATGATTTTGTTGGTGATATAAAAAATAAAAATTTTCATTATTTAGAAAATGGTTTTATAACTTTAAAATATGATTCGCAATATTCTACTAGTAATAATTTAAATAATTACTCTGTTGGTATAGTTTTTTATTATGATTATTCAGACTATAGCAATGAAAATGAAACGAAGCCGTCTGAAACTTCAGAAAAAACATTATTTGGAACTATAAAAGTCATTAATATATTTCAAAATTCTCAAATATTGTCTTTTTCTGCTGTACAAGATTTAAGAGTCGTAAATTCTATATTTAATAAAAATTTAAATTTTGATTCTCTTATACAACAAGAAAGCTATAGTAAGGTTTTAAAACTTCTATCTGAAAAACAGTTTAAAAATGTTAAAATAGGACAGTACTTTTCAAATGGCTATTTTTCCAGAAAACTTGATGGTAATTTAGGAATTTTATTTAATGTAAACAAATATAAATTATTAAAAGAGAATTCTCAATATATAAATAATTTTATTGATTCTCCTTTGGGTGATCAATATTTAAAACAATGCAAGATATCATCAATAAAAATTCTTAGAAGGCAAACAGATAAAAAAGATAAAACTTTATACGATAAAGCAGAAAATTCATATATTAAAGTAATAGAATCGGGTCAAATTGGTGATTATATACAGGAAAAAGATACCATTGATGGTAGTATAAAACAAATAGATTTATCTACTGATAATACAAGTGATTTTATAACTTTTGAAGCTGTAGATAAAAAGATTTTTTTAAAAACTAGTGGTTTTTATGAATACGGTGTGCAAATAAGTTTACTTGATGGTTTCACACAGTATTTACAACGCGTTGTAGATTTATTAAATAAACATAATGTAATAATTAAAAATTATCTTGAGCAAACTCATAAAACCGTTTCTACTGGTGATTTTGTAGAAAATTTCTACCCTCATAACGAATCAAGGATAATAAGCTTAAATGGCTATTATGATGTTATAGCCGACAAGTTCACAAATTATTTTAAATCTTTTGTTTATAAACAAAACTTTGAAAGAGATTTATTAGAAGCAGTTAAGTTGATGGTATCAGTTATAAAGTTCTTTAATAAAGATATTAACGAAGAACAGGTTATATTATCTTTAGTTAATATGATCAATCCCGCTATAGCTACAACATCTACTATAAACTATTTTTTACAAACTCATACAAAATTTACTAATCAAATTAGTATGTTAATAAATAACAATACTAATACTTTTATAGAAGTTGAAAATTGGTTTAAGAATGAAATAATTGATTGTAATAAAAAAATTAATATAGGCTATTCATTTTTAGACCTAAGCACTGAAAGTGGTTTGGGGCAGATTACAGGTGAAGTGTATAAAAATAAAATTTTAAATGATATTAAAAGATATGGTGGCGATAATTCATTATTTCCCGAACAGATAGATAGATCCATAGGCTTCGTAGCGCCAGAAATTATAAATTCTAAAAACTTTATATTAAATCTTAATAATATTGATTCAGACATAAATTATTATGATTCTTTTAACTATTCAGAAATTGAATTAGATATAAAGAACTATTTGTTTTCAAATAATCAAAATGATCAATATAAAATTTCTAATACTAATAATCAATTAAAACCAGAAATTCAAACATTAAAACAAAAAATGAATTCATTATTCAGTAATTTTGGTATTGTAAATCCTAATTCTCTTATCTATAATAATGATTTATTAAATCAGAGACAAAATAATAATTCTTCTACTATTCAAGATAATAATAATTGTGATCCAATTTTGCTGTTTCTGTCTTTATCAAAAAATTTAAATTTAGAAAAAAATGATTTTAATAATAAACAAATAACTAAAAATACAGTCGATGATTCTGATCCTAAATATTTAGAAATATTATCAACTTTGCCACCTTGTGCAGAGCTAATTTTTAGAAATAAATCTAAAGTTTTTCAAAATGATTTTAAATATTTGAATGATTTAACATTAAATTCAAAATTTTTGTTACTTTTTAATACTATTCATAAGGTTGAAATATTAACTTATCCAAATGGTAATATAAAAAATGAACTTTGGCAACCACTTACTAAAACACTTGTTAATACTCTAAATGGTACCAACAACTATTTATGTAGATTAACTCCCATATATAATCCAGATTTTAATTTGCAAAATTTTAATAATATTGAGCTTCCTATATATAATAAATATTTTATTCTTACTAATATTAATCCATTAAAATCTGTTTCTATAGCTACTATAGAATTACCAAAAAATCAAAGCTCCAATACTTTAAATAGACAGTTATTAAATGTGCAGCCGGTTGTAGAAAGATATTCTAAATCTTTTGAAAGCATTCCTTTATTTTCTTTACCACCTAGTTCAGAAGATCAAGCAATAGAAGATCAACAAGAAAGTGGCATTGCAAATCCGCCACCATTACCAGAAGATACGCCCATAATATTGGTAGGCGGTTTTGTAGGTACTGGTGATAATCGTGTAGACGAATATGGAATGCTTATAAATAATCCATTTCCAGCGGCTTTTCCAGCAGATGATATAGTATTAGATTTCTTTACTGGTGATCCTAATAATCCTTCTAAAATACCTTCACCCGATTTTATATATAGAGTAGCAGATGGTAAAGGTGGCTTTAAAAAATCGCCATCTATTTTAGAACTAAATTCTCGTAATAATGTCTATAGCATATCTGCAGATGGTACAATAACTATAAAAGATTTTGGGCTTGAGCCTACGGGAGAAAGTTTTATAGATGGAAAAATATATAAGCTTGCATATAATTATTATGAATTAAAAAAACGTCACGAAGCTAGAACGCCAAAAATGCAAGAGCCAGTAGTAGAAGATAATATCATAAAAAGCAAAGACGAAGTTGATGCTACAGATAGCATTAGCCAATTTGATGAACCTATACTTGGTCATGGAAAACATTATAGTATTGGTCATGGACAAATAATGGGCAAAAAAGATATTAGTGGAGCAGATCAATATCAATTGAAATCTAAAAATGGTCGTTATGCATTTACTATAGATAATAAAGCTAATACAAGAAATCAAATTAGAATTGTAGATACTACCACAGACACTGTTTTATGGAATATAGATTATCATGATGTTAAAATTTATCAAGCAAAAACTAGTTTTGCTGGCCTTGCAGCGATAGGAGGAAATGTCTTAGAGAGCCATACTATTAATGAAATAGCATTTTACAAAGGTCAATTAACAATTGATGCATACGTTGGTAGTGCGCGTAAAATTATTTTACGAATGGGTCCATATAGTAATGATACTAATTCTTATATGATTTTACAAGATGACGGTAATTTAGTTATATATAATGGTAGTGGTGTAGCTATATGGGAATCTAGTACTTACAAGCGTTCATATGGACCTAAGAATTTAAATCCGATAGGACAAGGCTCAGAAGTTCGTCTAGATGGTTTATGGGGTGGTGATAGCGCTGAACCATCTACCGGCCCATCCCCTTTTCAGGGTCAACTTACATAACTATAAAAAAATACTATGTCAAACACAAATCAAAAAATTGGTAAATCATCTAAAATTATTTCAAGAGATATATATGAATTTTCTTTTGATAAACTTAGAAATGCTATTAGTACTCAAAATTCTAATCTTGAAATTGTATTAAATAGAAATATATCTTTAGTTGATAATAAAGAAAATATAAATCTTTCTGATCAGACAATTGATGGAGAAATAACAATACTCTCTGATCAAAATACAATTAAAAAAATTAATGATGCGTTTGATGAAATAAAAGAAAATGTTTTCACTGATTTTAATATAAAATATAACAAACATTATGAAGAAAAACTAGATCCAGATTTACCAACTAATTCTGAGTTGGCAAGAATAAATAAACTATTATTTGGCGTTGATTTTGAATATAATAATTTTTATAAAGATTATGAAAATTATCTATTTATTAATAAAAATATACCAGAAATAAACTTACCTAATTTTTATGATATTATAGACAATGATTTAATTAATAAAGTTACTTTAGTAACAGATAACCCAAAAGAGTATTTTAATAATCCACAAGATATAATTTCTAGTACAAATTTACAAACTGATTTTGAAACTATTATTAATGATTCCTATTTTAGATTTGAAAAAAAACCTGACGGTACATTTAAATATTTAAGCATTGATGAATATTTAAAAAAATATAATTTTTTAAAAGATCAGTTTCCATTTAATACAAAAATAAAAATTTATAAACATTTAAAAGAAGAAAATAATTTCTCATCCTTAATTCACGATGAAGGTGTTTATTCAGCATTAATAAATTTTTTTATTTCAAATAATACAGAAAATATTTTAATACAAAAAGATTTTAATAAAAATATTATAACTAAAAATATTCAAGAATGTGTTTTGTCAGAACAATTTAAAAGATTTATTACCAATACTTATCAAGGGGATTCAATAGCGTTTTTTAGTAAGTTAAATTCTTTATCTGAAACAAAAGTAAAAAATTTTGCTCATATTTTATCTGGTAAAGAAGACTATACTGAGGTGATGGCTTACAAAATTGAAAAATATGAATATAATAGCGATAGTGTTCCAAAGTTATTACAAGTTTTTTATATACCAAATATTTCACAAAATACAATAGAATATATTGATTCACAAATATATACAAATAAAAATTATCTTTATAGAATTAAATTATTACTTTTTAGTTTTTCTTATAACTACAAATACACTAATAAGCAATTAGTTAATAATGGAATTAAATTATTTTATAATTATTCTCCAGTTGGAAAAATATTTGAATTAGACAGTAATCAATATGCTGATTCAATAGCAAATCATAAATTACCACCGATCAATCCAGATATTGAACTAATACCATATATTGGTGTATCAAATAAAATAAAATGCAACATTACAGCTGGTACTGGAGAAAAGATAGCAAAAATAGAGTTTTTTAATCTTAAAGAAGTGACTCAAATACCGAATCTGCAATTAATGCAACTGCTATCGCAAGTTCCAGTTGGTTCTGATCGTCTTAAGTATTCTTCTTCTATACCAATACGTCAATATCAAGTGTTTCGTAGTATTATTAAACCAAATAATTATTCTGATTTTGATCCTTATTTATATAAAGTAATAGACATAACAGATTCTTATTCTGTTTCTTTTGAAGATTCAATAAATTCAAATACTAAATATTATTATACATTTCGTTCTATAGATTATCAAGGAAGCGTGTCTAATCCAACAGATATATATGAATTAGAAATAATAAATGATAATGGAACTATAATTCCAAATATTAATATTATAGAATTAAATAAAAGTAATAAATTAAAAGTAGATACTAAACAGATGAGAGCTTTTATAAAAATACAGCCAGCAATTGCACAAAAAGTTCTCGAAAATATAAGCAATAATTCTGTTAAATTAGGTATTAATAAGGAATCTGTTTGGAACAGGGATTTTAAAATAAGAATAAAATCTAAACAAACTGGTAAAATAATAGATTTTAATATAAATTTTACCTATAATACAAAATCTTAACTATTTATGAGATAAGAGGATAAAAAAATGGCTTTTTTGGATAATAGTGGTGATATAATACTTGATGCGGTTTTAACTGATACCGGTAGAATGCGTTTGGCTAAAGGAGATGGATCATTTAAAATTGTTAAATTTGCCCTAGGAGATGATGAAATAAACTATGGTCTTTATGACAAAACGAATACCGGTGGTTCAGCATTTTATGACTTAGAAATAATGCAAACCCCAGTTCTTGAGGCGTTTACTAACAATGCTTCTTCCATGAAAAGCAAATTAATTTCTATATCAAGAAATAATCTTCTATATTTACCAGTTATAAAAGTTAATAATATTTCCAGAGGCGCGTCAAATTTTGCTGTTCAAAGCATGGTAGTAAATGGTTATATCTTAGCGGTTGATAGAGATACAGAGCGTTTCTTTACTGAAAATGCTAGTTTAACTTATAATGGTAGTTTAATATCTGCAAATGGTATTTTAAATGGTTTTTCAACTACTACTGGTTTAGAAATAAGAACAGATCAGGGTATAGATAATAGCGCTATTCCTCCTTCTACAGTTTTAGACCCAGACTTAAAAGAAACACAATACCTTGTAGAAATTGATAATAGATTTGGCTCTGTGGTTGATCCAAATGGTAATGTTGTTGCAACACCATCATATATTGATGATGATAATATAGCAACATATTATTTTTCTCAAGGCGTAGATATATCCTATGTTAGCGATATAGAAACTGTTGTCGATAATACTATAAGTAACAATGTTGCTCAAGTATTAGCTGGTGCTAGAGGCACAAAGTTAATGTTTAAAATTAAATCTTCTATTGATGTCTCTACAACAAGCTATCTATTTACTGAGTTAGGCACAAATATTACAAGTAATTTTGGTGGTGCTACTGGTTATAGTGACGTAAGAAGTATTCTAACAAGTGTTAGAGTTACTGGCGTTACAACAGGAAATTATGTCGATATTCCATTATTACTTGTTAAGAAAATAAGCTAAGAGGCCAAATATGTCTACAACTTACAAAACTTTTTTAGATGATGATGTAGTATCAACAAAAACACTATTACATGAAAATATTCCTATAACTGGTTCTATAGTTTCTAGCTCTGTTTATTTAACAAGCAGCATTAAATCATTTACTCATGGAATGTTTCAGAGTGTATATGATTATCCATATCTTAGCTCTTCCGCTAACCAGTTATTTGATATGTCGGTTGGACAAGCGGTTGGTTCTCCCGGTAGTAGTAGCTTATCAATAGATACTTTTGCTAAAAAGAAAATTAATATATATAATCAAATGGCTCAAGTTTTGGTTGGATATGATACTACGGGATCGATATTAAAATTTGATCGTGATGGTAATTCTGCTACAACTACTGATAACTATTATTCTATGTATTTCTTGAATTTTTCAAGATTATTAGTAAAAGATGAAATTAAAAAAGGTACATTTGACATGAGAATAGGTGCTGCTTCTAGTAGCGCTACACCTTTTACGAGCGTAGTAAGAGTTTATGATGCAAGCGGTAGTAGTAATTATTTAGTAAACTCGCCTGCTGGTGAATATGGTATTTTATATGCAGAAAATTATACGGGTACTCCTTTAGCCTCTGGTCAAACTAATAAAAGAGTAGGATTTGTATTTTATCAAGCTGGTGTAGTCGCTTTGTCTACTGGTTTGTTTACAAACTCTGGTACAACAAGCATTTTAACCTCTATGTCTGGCAATCAACAAGGACAGTTAGCTCAAGGTATTAATATGTCTGCTAACAATTCTTTAACATACGATGTTCAAAAGATGTTCCAAAGTGGCACTATAGAACAAACAAACGCCGGTCTTAGGTCTAGAATACAAAATATAACCTTCAATAATACTACCGAACTTAATTCGGCTATTCATTTTTGTAGAGTCAGTCATAATGATTTTAATTATAGCAGTAATCCTACATATTTATCTTCTAGTAAACTAGTAGTAAAAGATAAAAGTACTGACTCTCCAGTATCATATTTCACAACAGTAGGTCTTTATTCGCCAGATAATGAACTTTTGGCTGTGGCAAAACTATCAGAACCTTTGAAAAAAGACCCAACACAAGAGATGATATTACGAGTAAGATTGGATTATTAATATGTCATATAAAAAGTTTACAAATAACGATATTTTTTTTAATATTATTAAAAGTAAACCACATTATCAATTTAAAATACAAAACGGCAATATATTATTAAATAATTCTGATGGTTTTGTATATCTAAATAGTTTGTTGGTAGAACCGCCTGCTTTATTGGCATCTACCTGTGATATATCTCTAGATTTTTCTTGTGAAAATTCTCAATATGTAGCAGTAATATAGAGGAAATAAAATGTCATTAGATATTAAAGACGGAAATGGAGTTGCAAAAAAATTATTTACCACTATTACTGGCTCTGGTGATGCCGAACACATGCCGCATCATATTATACAAGATATTAGCGGTTCAAGCATTCAAAGTGTTATAGAGGCTTTAAATCAAATTTCTTCTTCTGTAAAAAGCGGTGGTTCAGTACAAACAATTACAGCATCATATCAAAATCCTGTACCAATTACTGGATCTATAAACGTAGACGTACAGATTTCAGATTTAATAACAGTAACTTCTAGTTTAGCCAATCCACTAATTGTTGGTTTATATGGTTCTAATAACAATAGAGCGTTTATTGATTCTAACGGAGCACAACTAGTAACATCCAGTAATACTGCTCCTGTTTATGTTTCTGCAAGTTTAACAAATCCAGTAGGAATTACTGGATCGACTACAGTTAATAATTTAACACAAACTAGTCATAATACTACAACCTATTCAGGACTTTTAACTCCAATTGGTTTAGTTGGTACTTCTGGCAATAGAGCAATTATTGATTCCAGTGGAGCACAGATAGTTACCTCTAGTGTTTCATCCCCTATATATGTGTCGTCTAGTTTGACTAATCCAATAGGTGTAACTGGTTCTGCGACAATTAATAATCTTGCTTTTACTAACTACAATGCTTCTACATACACTTCAAATGTTAATGCTGTAACTTTAGTTGGTTCTAGCAGTAATCGTGTTGATGTTGATTCTTATGGATCACAAAAAGTTGGTATCTTTGGTTCAACTAATAACAGAGTTTCTGTAGATTCAAGCGGTTCCTTAACTGTAACCTCTTCTTACATCAATCCTTTAGTTGTTACTGCTTCTTTCTTGCAGCCATTAGCAACAAAAACTAGTTCTTCCAATAGCGATTTTCAATATGTAAGAAACGTAGTACCAACTGGAACGATTAGAAACGTATTTAGCACTTCTAATAATACTATTAATTTTAATGATTTAACAAATTTTGGTGCTTTTCAAATTTGTTCTAATAATATTAACAGAAAAGGATTAACTATTAGTAATCCAACATCACAGAGATTATTTATAGCAATTGCAACACAGGCTTCTAGTAGTGATGCTGGAAGAAATGGTTTTGATTTAAACAACAATTCCAGTGATCCAAATAGTTATTCATTTATTATTTATCCGTCTGGTAGTTATTTTGCTGATTCGACAAACTCTACATTATTTTATGGTGGTTATTTTGTAAGTTCTTCAAATTCTTTAAGAATAATGGTTACGGAAACATATTAATATGTCTAATATTATATATCCAACTAATACTGGAGCGGCTGTAAAATTAGTTAGACCTCTTGCATTTAATAAATATACAACTAGTTCTGCTTTTACGGTTTGTGGTGCCGCATTATTTGACCCAGCAAGTAATTTTGTTAATTTGTCGGATGTAACTACTTTAGTAAATACAGTTAAGTTAGAAATATTAGGATTTGTAGAGAATTTAACAGATACTTTACAAGTTCAATTATATAATTTTTCTGATTCATCTGTTATACACACAGCGGCTATTACTTCTACAACCACTGATTTTTTCTTAAGTGGTGCATTAACTTTTCCATCGTCACAAAAAATGTATGAATTAAGGATAAGAAATTCTAGTGGTACTGGTGCAGTTACGCTTTTAAGCGCTAATTTAATAATAGACTATTCATTTGTTTAAGGATTAATTTTATGGCTAATGTAAAAACTTGGTATACAGATATGAATGTTTTGGTAACTGACGGAACATCTACCACTACAATAAACGGTAACTTATTATGGGGCCTAAAAGCGCTACTGAAAGGCGATATAACCGGCTCACATGGGATTAATGGCGCTGCTCCAACTAGTTCTTATTGGACATGCGTACGCAGCAGCGATGGAGTAACCGCTACTAATAGTGATTTGTGGGGAACTTCTTCTTATGATCATAGCAAAATGGTATATGGAGATAATTTAACCAATTATGCTGGACAGCCTTTATCTTGGATGACTTTAAGATCTCCTGAAGATTTAACCCCTTCTGGTCCATTATATTTATTACTACTATATTCTGGTCCTGATGCAACACAAACAGTTGGTGCTTTTATATCTAATACTGCTTTTACAAGCGGGACTACTGAATCAAGACCAACATCAAGTACTGAAATTTCTTTAGGTGGAATAACAGATAATAATAATATGACTTTATATTTAGGCTCCACACAAACTGGTACTTACAAATATCACCTTTGCAGAACATCTAATGGAACTTTCTGGTTTGCAGCTTCAAAAAATGGTTCTAATATGTTTGGCAGATTGCTAGGCGTTGGAAGTGTTTCAGAGGTTAGAAGTCCCGAAGGACAGCCTTGGTATGGTATTTGGTATGATGCATCTAACAATTACACAACAGATATTTTAAAAACAAATTTATTTTCTAATTTTAACATACCTTCTAGGACGCACAATAATTTGTATGATACATATCTAAATATTATTAGACCCGTTGGTGGTGATGAAGGCGGTAATGATGCTTTTGATAGGCCATCTACAAACGTACAAGGTGATCTAGATTCTTTCCCAGCATATCTTTTTTATAAGGGAAGTAATCAATCTGTTCAGTTTACCAGCGTTGGATTAAAAGGAAGATTAGATGATGTATTTATTAGTTCTTATCTTCCCGGTGCTGTATATCCAGCTAGCGGTGATGTAGAAAAAGTAGCTGTTGGTAGTATATGGTTGCCGTTTGATGTAGCGCCACAATTATAATAGGTACCCTTATGCCAGCATATGACTTTAATACAGGTTCAATATTTAATGAAACCTTTGTTCCATTAAGTTATATAAAAAGTAGACACCCATATTTTACTCTTAGCACTGTTAAAAGCACTTTACAAACTCAAGAATTTTATAAAATGAGAGCATATATAGCAGTTTCCAGTAGTTATACCACTTGGGTAAGTACTGGTTCTGTTGACACTACTGGAATTTTTAGCGGTTATCCAACATCTTCTTTAAGCGATATTACGGTTTTACCGCAATTTTCTTAAAATATGATATAATTACTATATCATGTCTTTATACTATCCTTTTTTACCAAAAAATAGCTCTCTTAACTCTTTTAAAAGCACTACCACAGCTTCTTTACAAGAGAAGTTATTTGGCGAGATAATTTCTGGATCATATCCTTATAGTTCTTCAATAAATATTACATATTTTAGTGGTTCAGATATTTCCTATCAACCAGAAAAAAAATATATTTATGCTTTAAAAAATATACTTAATTCATATTCAATTTATAGCGATCATTATACCTATAGTTCTTCTTTGAAATGGGATAAAAGAACTCAAAAAATAAAATTAATTAACATACCGTCTATATTTTTTGGTTCATCTTTAGATAAAGGATCAATTGAATTAGAGTATTATATATCTGGTACATTGATTGGAAAATTACAAGATAAAAATAAGAATGGTGAATTAATAGAAACTACTGGCAGTAATACCGGTAGTGTTGCCGGTGTTGTTTTATATAACGAAGGCTTAATCTTATTAACTGGCTCTTGGTCGCTAAACGATTCACACACAGAAAAATATATTTATAATCCCTCTACTATTGATAATCCACGCTGGATATATTGGGGCGCTGGTTTAAATGAAGCAAATAATACAACTCTAACTTCTAGCTATAACTTACTATTTGATGGAATAAACTATATTCCAACAATTACAATGTTTGCACATGCTGATAAGGGTGAATTTAATCACTCCAATAATCCAACATACACAAAGTTTCAAGAAATAATTAATAAACCGCCAATTGTATCAAGACATGGCTATTTTGAAAATGCAAGATTAGAAATTAAAAATACTACAAAATATTCGTATGAAAATTTTACTGGTAGTTTAGATAAACAAACCTATATATCAAAAATAGGTATATATGATGAAAATAAAAATTTGATAGCAGTTGCAAAATTATCTAAACCAGTTAGAAAACCAGAAAATCGTGATTTAACTTTTAAGTTAAAATTGGACATTTAAATGAGTAACATAAAACAAACAGAAAATACAAAAAATATTATTCTTGCACCAAGTAAAATAGAAACTGTAGATTCTGCTTTTTATGAATATGTTCAAAATTTAAATTTATATTGTAATACTATTTCTGGTTGGACAAAAATACCAGTCATTTGGTCATCAGCCGAGAGATCATTTCAAATAAAAGATAACAAAGAAATTAGAGATATACATGGCTCTTTAATACCACCAATTATATCTATTGAAAGAGCTAGTATAACTAAAGATCCAAACAAAAAAGGTAAATTTCAGGCAAATTTATCACCAAAACAAGATAAATATGTTATAACAAAAATTTTAAATCAAGATAAAACATCTAATTTTGCTAATGCTGATTCATTAAGAGCAAATAATCAAATTAATTTTAAAACTTCTAAAAAAAATAAAAAAATTGTTTATCAAAATATTTCTGTTCCAATACCGGTTTATTTAACAATTGAATATAAAATTAATATTTATACTAACTATCAATCACAAATGAATGAAGCGGTTCAACCATTTATGTCTAGAACAGCGCAAAATTATTTTATAATTGAAAAAGATGATCATAGATATGAATGCTTTATGAATCCAGATTTTACACAAGAAAGTATTGCTAATTTAGCCGAAGAAGAAAGAAAATATAAGTCTGTAGTAACTGTAAAAGTTCTTGGATATTTAATTGGTGAAGGTGAAAACCAAGAAAGACCTCAAATAGAAATCACAGAAAATGCTGTTGAAGTTCGCATTCCAAGAGAAACTGTGTTATCAAATTTAGATAAAGAGAAATAATTACTATGTCAACAAGGAACATAACCCTACTTAGTCCTAGTAAGGTTAGGCAAGAAAGAATACTAAAAATAGTAGATACGGGACCGGAGACAACTATGGCATATAAAAAAACATTTTTAATAGGTAATGGTACCGATTCTGTTTATACCATTTCTCATAATCTTAATACAAGAGAGGTTGTAGTGCAAGTAAGAGAAAACTTTGGTGATTTTTCTCTAGTGGAACCAGCGGTTACGTATGATTCTACCAATATAGTTTCTATAGATATGGGCGACGTTATAAATACAGACAGTTATTTAGTTATAGTTGTTGGTTAAATATACTTTTTTATTTTTTACCTACTAATTAATAGTAATTTAAGAAGTAATTATTAGCCCTTTAGGGCAAGGAAATAATATAATGGCAAATCCATTGAAGGTTTTGACAGCACTATCCGCTTCGTATGGTGCTGCCATTTCAGGTAGTTCAGGTTTACAAGTACAACAAGGTGGTTTAGTAGTTGATCAAGGTGGTATTACAATCAACAATAACACTGGTTTAGTTGTTAATTCAAACGGCGTTACTGTTAATAGTGGTGGTGCAAATATTACCGGTCAATTAACTGCTAATAGCGGTTTAGTAGTAACAAATGGTGCTGTACAAGTATCTAACGGTGGTATTAGCGGTTCTAGTACATTACAAGTAGGTGGTGACTCTACCTTAGCTGGCAATGTTACAGTTCAAGGTAATTTAACTGTTGCTGGTACTACAACCACTGTAAATTCTACTAATTTATTGATTTCTGATAAAAAAGTAGTATTCGCTTCTGGTTCTGCAACAGCCGCAGATGCAAGTACTGCTGGTATTTACCTTGGTAATGATACAAGCGCTGTAGCAAGTTTGCAATATGTATCTAGTGCTCTTGGTGCTTCTGGACATTCTTGGACATCAAGCGAAAATATAAATGTAGCAAGCGGTAAGGCATATAATTTAAATGGCACTAATGCATTAGTAAAAAACACTGGAGTTGCATCAGATTCTGATTTACATGCATTAAGCAATTCTATATACGGTTCCGTTTCAGTAGGTAACGTTGGTGCTACTTTAGCAAGCATTGGTGGTTTAAGAGCTGGTGCTGGTGCAACAATTTCTGGTTCTTCATATGTATTTATGAAGGCACCACAATTAATTCTTAGCGGCGCTACTGCTACTACTGTATCAAATGCATTAACTGTTCAAGGCATAACTACTTTACAAGGTGCATTAACTGCATCTGCTGTTAGCGGTACACGCGGTGATTATACCGAACTATTTGTAAATGGTGTAGCTGTTGGTGTTGGCTCTGGTGATATTACCGCTGTTCTAACTGGAAGCTCCAATTTAACTGGCGGTGGTTCTTCTGGTGATGTAACCATAGATTTAGCTAATAACATTAGCATTTCTTCTGTCACTGCAAGCGTTGGTGTAAGTGCAAGTGTATTCGTTCTTGCTGATGGTACACAACTTACTTCTTCAACACAATTTGGTGGCGGTGGTACTGGCGATGTTACCAAATCTGATATTAATACAATGTATGGTAACGTTCGCTTTGTTACTTCTTCTGTGCTTGATGCCAATGGTTATGTTGAGGTAAATCTAACAGACACTACTAATGGTGCAACATATTTTGCTACTGGTGATTTAAATAAAATCTCTGTTGACGTTATGACTCGTCCTACTGGAGATTCAAACTATTGGAATAATGATCTAGTATCGGTTAAATTAGAAGTATCAGCGAGCAAACTATGGGCTAAAATTGATGCACCAGCTTCGCCAAGTGCTAACTATCGCTTAATTGCAATTAATGAAAGCGATTTCAACATAGTCTAATAAAAAGTAAATATGTTTTTCAGAGGGGAGGCGAAAGCCTCCCTTTTGTTTTTTGTTATACTACTTATCACATACAAGGTGATATATGAAAAAAAAAGTAACTTATCTTTTAAAAGATTTTGATGCAATGATGAAAGAAATATTATCTCATACAAAAGATATAAAAAGTCAAGCAGAGTTATTAAAAAACAAAGAAGTAATTTTTAAAGAAGTAGATAAAATGTCAAAAAAATATGATAAAATTATAAAAGATATTTCTGAAAGGGATGAAGAATCCGAAAATGAAATACAAGTTTAATTTTATTCAAATCGCTAACTGGATGTATGTTTGTAGAGAAAACCTTTTTAATATTAGAAAAGACATATTAGATGAAAAACTAAGTAAAAATGAAGCAATAGAAAAATTACAAGCACAAAAGCGTCATTTATTACTAATTAAAGATATAGTAAATAAAAAAACATTTCTTCATGGTATACAACCGGAATTTTTAAGAAACTTTAAAAAAATAAAAGAAATGTATGATATAAAAGATTAACTGAGAAAAATAACACTATGGCCCGTAAACCAGTTAAAGTAATTACAGATCTACAAGTAAAAAAGCGCATTAAAAAAGTAGATAACAATGATAATGTTTTATTTGATGTATCTGGAACTTTAAGTAATGGTCACGTAAGTTCTTCTTTACCACTTACCGCATCTAGCATATATACTCCCGGTAATTTAATAGTAGAAGGAACTTTATCAGCTAAACAATTATCTATAACAGAAGTTACCACTTCTGTTGTTTATGAAAATGCCATATCTGCCTCTATAAACGCTTTATATGATGTTTCTGCTTCTAACGCTACAGCGGGTCAAGTACTGCAATGGAACGGAACTAGTTGGGTAGCGGCAGATGTTGCTGGAGGCGGCGGCGGTGGAGACATTACAGCGGTTATAGCTGGAACTAATTTATCTGGCGGTGGTACAACTGGTTCTGTAACATTAAATGTAGCAAACAGCATTAATTTAACAGCTGTAACTGCTTCATATTTTAGCGGTACATTTATTGGTAACGGTGCTCAATTAAATAATTTACCATTATCTAATTATGCAACTCTTTCTGGAGTTTCAGCATCATTTGCTACTCCAGCAGAAATAACTTCTTCATTAATTAATTATGCAACTAATGCTGGTGTTACTGGAGCGATTTCTAATTTAGCTTCTAAATCAGATGTAACTGGCGCTTTAAATAATTATGCTACTTTAACTGGTGTTTCATCTAGTTTTACTACTGCTGCTCAAATTACCGGTGCGCTTGCGATTTATGCAACAAAAACTGATGTAACGGGTGTATTGAGTGGTTATGCAACTTCTGCAAATGTTTCTGCATCATTTGTAACTCCTGCACAATTAACCGGTTCATTAAATTCTTATTTAACAATTTCTAACGCTTCTTCTTCTTTTGCAGAATTAAGCGATTTAACAGCATCTAATATATCTAATTTTACTAGTGATGTACGTTCACAATTTAGTGCTGGAACAGACATAGATATTTCTTCTGGTGTCATTTCGTATACTGGCACTGGCGGTGGTGGTGGTCTAACTAGTGTTGAAACAAGTGGAAGTATTACTGGTAGTGGTATTGTTGCTAATCCAATTACACTTAAAGATCCATTATTAATTGGTGTTGTCACTGCATCTTTAGGATTTAGTGGTAATTTAATAGGTACTGCAAGCTATTCTACATATGCTGCGACAGCTAGTTATGTACAAAATGCAGAATCAGCATCATATGTTTTAAACTCAGTAAGTTCTAGTTTTTCAACCAATTCTTTAACAGCTTCTACTTCATATATTGGTGCGGCAGAAGATGGCGATTATACAGATGGGTTATTTACTGATATAACTACAACTACACCAGTGGGGACAGTCGTGGATAGATTTAATGAAATATTAAAAGCACTCGCTCCACCACCAGCACCTAATCTTTCTAATGTAGAAAGAACTGCTGGTACAGTTGGAACTAGTAGATATTTAGCGTTTGGAACCGGAATAAATGATATTAGCGGCTATACTGCTGTTACTGCTTCATTAACTGGTTTACCAAATATTGCTTTTGCTAATAATTTCACATCAAGTCTTGGACCATCAGGAACTGGAACTGGATATATAAGATTAGGTGTTTATGCTGCTCCTGTAGTTATTACAATGTCGCTTAATAATGCCACAACAGCAAACTCAAGTTCATATACAAATTATCCAGCAAAAGCATATAATGTATCTGCTGATGGTATTGGCACATATAAATTAGAAGTTAATGGCACTGATTTAACTCCTACTGGTTCTACAACAACTACTGCTTCTGCAAATACAGCAACGTTTGTATTAACAACCGCTAATACAGGAACATTTATTACATCAGGTCAGGGACTAGATTTATTTAGACATCGTACTGGTACTGTTGGTATTCCAACAAGCTCTTGGAGAAATGGTCATAATTATGCAAGAGTAACACATGTTTCTTCTCTTGGTACACATACTACAAATCATATTGATTGGGTATATGATCCAACTGGCTCTTCTGGTGTTGAAGCATATACATTTACTACACCAACTTCTGCATCATTTAGTGCTACTGGTCAAAAGAGTTTATCTGGCGTTAAATATTATACTAGTATAACTTATAATTTCTCTAGTAGTATTGATAATTATTATAAAAATACTTATTCCACTTCTGGGTTAACTATAGGATCAGTAACTACTGGTTTAACTACTGCTGCTATTACTATTCCAACTCCTACATTAAACACTAGCAACATTCAATTTAGCAATTTACATACATTTAATCAAGGGTATAGAATCTTAAACGGAACTCTAACTTCTACTCTTACTGCTGCTAATGGTTTAGGTAAAACTGGCTCTACAGTATTAACAACAAATACAATATTATATGATAATATAAATTCACCTGCCAACACTACCGTTATAGAATATTTTCTATCAGAAAATTATCGTGGATCTTCTGGTAGTTATGATACGCAAACAAGTGCTTCTAATGCAATTGGTTCTTTTTCAAGCGGCTCCTCTTTGGCTTCTGGAGAATTAGCAGTTTATAATGGCGCTGTTAGATATCCAACTCAGCTATTAAACAGTGGAAATATATCTGGATCTGGTATTACGCACATGATTTCTGGTCAACCAAATTATTCCGGCGTGACTGACAACAGAGGTTATTTTCGCGTATTTCAAAACGGCTCTAGTGCCATAGCATCATTTACGTTAGCTTTTACTGGATCTTCTGGTATTACAATAGTTCCTTATAATACTGCTTTAGGAACTAATTCCGCTAGAGTATGGATTAAAGTTCCCGGTAAAACCGGTTGGAGAGATATTAGCACAAGCGCTCCGGGTTCTACTTCTGGTATAGCATTAAATGATAACGTTGGCGCTCTACAAGGTAGTATTACAACCACAAGTACAACTTCTCAACATACTGTTAACTTATTAACAGAAGCTTTAGCACCAAGTGAATATTTCTTATTAAAAATTGAAGCCTCTAGTGCATTTACTAATAATATTAGTCGAATTACTATTACAGGTTTATAGGCAAATAATATGGCTTTAACAGAAAAAAACCAGTTACTGATAGCGTTTAAAAAATTATATGGTAAAAGCCATACTAATGCTAAATTTGGTATTTTCAACGAAAGTATCGCTTCCTCAGTACAATTAGGGATAGATAAAATATTTGGTGAAAGCATCCCTGTTTCACCAAGTAGTTCATTGTATAGCATAACTGATGGTACAGTTGAAAAAATTAAATTTAATGT